GTAAGAAGGTGCGTCCATTTCTTCAACCTTGTCTTTAGAGTCATCTTTTTTAGCCTCATCTAAGTCTTCATCCTTATCCATTTCCTGGAGTTTAGCTGAAAGCATGTCTTTGATGTGTGGTGTGAAAGATTCTTCTAGAGCGGCTTTAGCATTAGCGATAGCAGTTTCCTTAATGGTTTTTGCGTCCGCAATTGCTTCTTTAAGCATTGTTCTGTTAGACATCCTAAATTTGTTTTTGGAAATACACTAATTAAGTAGTGTAATAATGGTTAGTTTTGTTTTGATGACATATAAGTAAATGTCATATTGTATGATGATACGTATATTAAAAAATACTAAAATACAAAAAACCCCACATTTCTGTGGGGTTAATTTACCTGCCTTTGGTAGCGTTCCGAAGGAATTATCTTAAAATATAGGACATGTGCCTTTAGCACATAATATTTCTCTAATTATTTCATCAACTTTACCGTATTGGTATGTTGAGTTATTTACGGATTCGTTAAGTGATCTAGTTTCAGTCATCCAAGATCCTGGGTTAGATGGAGTTGAAACAAAATCCCAACATAATAACTCAAAATCGTCTTGTACTTCTAAAGTTTCACCTATTTGTTTAACTGATCCCATACCACGAGATGATACACCTACTGTGATACCGTTTTCAATTAATGCCTTTAATATATTACCTGATGGGGTTGGTAGTATTTCTATTTTACCCATAACGTGATTACCATCCCATTTAGCTGATTTGATATTATGTGATACGTTTTGTAGGTTAATAATAGATGATTCTGGGTGGTCTAGTTCTCCTAATGCTCTATTTTCTTTAATGAGTTGAGCATACTTGTTCATCTCACGTTCCCATAGTTCTTTTGGATAAACACGACTATTACCATTTTCTTGGTTAACCGTAGTTAAAATACCTTCAACTACCATATTACCACTACCACCTCGATTTTCAACCAAAGATGATACGGGTTGGAATAACGAAGTTTCTATAAGTACGGATTTTGACATCTTAAATTTCGGTTTCGTCTACGATTTCAACTTCTACTCTTTTATTACCTGTAGCTTTTTCATACATTTTATCGTATTTAGCTTTAGCTTTTTCAAGTAACTTTACTTCAGTACGTAGTTCTTTTAGTTTACTTTTATCCATCAACGCAGCCATAGCTTCGTTTTCGTCTAACATACTAAGTTGTTCATTACGTTTTGAAATTTCTTCGTCGATAGCAACTATTTTAGCTTCTAAAGCAACACCTGTACCAACTTTATCTATTCTAGATAGTGTTTGTGATACGCTTTCTTTTTTCACTTTACCGCTTTTATCTTTTACTTCGTCTTTTTCTTTTTCTTCTTCGAGTTCTTCACTCATGTCGTATTTTTCATCACGCATACCATCTAAGTATCCTTCTTCTTCAGCATCGGTTCTAGCGTCTTCATCCATCGGCATATCTTCATCGTAGATGTCTTCTTCATTCATCATACTATTGATTACTTGAGCCTGTTGTGAAGCTATAGAGTTAGGATTTCCTGTAGTTACTACCATACCACCCATAAGTGATTCTTTAACTAATGCTTTTAGTTTAGTACCATATCCACTTGAGGCGTGATCTCCTGCAGCTTCTTCTTGTACTGGTTCTGAGTATCCAACACCACAACCAAATTGTCCTTCTTTGACATAGTGTAAAGAATCTTTAGTTAGATTTTTAGCTACTACTTCACGAACTTCTTCTAAAGTTTTAGATGGATCATTCTTTGATTCAAAGTAAACACCATTCATAAACTCTTGTCCGTTCATGTTATCGATGTTTTTAGTATCACTATAATCGAATCCATGTGATTGAACTTCTTCAACCTCTTTGGTTACTTTTTTCTCTTCAACTTTAGCTTCTTCAGCTAAATATGCTTTGAATTTAGTAGTATAGTTTTCTTCAGGTGCTGATTCCCACTTATTTACTGGTTGTAAATCAACATAGTTCTCGTTTAGTTTTTCTTTACTCATCATTGTCTGGTGTTAATAATATTTTTATATCGTTGAGATAATCTTGTATTAAATCTGTTCCGTATACTATAGCAAACTTATCTGGGTTATCTCTATAGTATGCTATTGTTTCTATTTTAGCTTGTCTGATGTTTTTAACTACATCAACTAATTGTTTTTCAATATCAGAAAACGCATCGATACGTTCTTTTTGAAACTTATCTGCTTTTGCTTGGTCGTTTTCTGTTATTCGATACTTATACATATTAGTCTAAATCTCCTTCGTCTTCTGAAAAACGTTGTTCTATATCGCTAATAAGAGACTCTAATGTATTATCATAGCTATTAGAACTTGAACCGAAATTAAATACATCGTATGCTTCTGCACCTCTTAGTTCTTCTGGAAATACGTCGCTTACTATTTGTTTAGCTTCTTCTCCTAATTGAGCTGCTCTATCTAATATACCTTGTAGGTCCATTAAGGCTTCTTGTTGGTCTCCATTTAAAGCTTCACTTAAATCCTTATCTTTCTTTTTAAGTTTAAAAGCATATGGTGTATTATAAGCACCAGCCCCACCAGATGTAGACATTTCATCTATATCAGCAGTTTTACACTTTTTTTCTAAAATACGTTCACGTATCTCTTTTTTTAACTCAGATTTTTTCATTTAGTAAGTTTTATTTCTTTAATCAACTCATAATACTGAAGTAAATCAACTAAGTTGTCTGTATTTACTTTGTCAGTTTTCTTAAGTTCTGTAAGTAGTTTAGAAACTTCTACTAATTTGATTTTTACAACCTTATCTTTAAGAGTTTTAGCTTCAGTTAATACTGCATATTTAAGCTCTTTGATTTTTGAGTTATAAAAGTTTCGTAATTTTGGGGTTGAATCGACTGATTCGATAAACTCTTTAAGAACTGACTTTTGATCGTTAGATAGATCATCATATTTGTCGTTGAACTTCTCTAAAAGAACTTTATAGGTTAAGATTCTTGTATCTTTATCGTATGTTTGGAATTCACTTAAAACATCATTTTTAACCTCATCAGATACTACTGATTTAGTTAGGTGTTCTAATAGATTTACCTTATTATCTACAATTTGTTCTGTATTCGTTATTTGGTTTGAATTTTGGGATTCAATCAACGTATAGATTGAAGCAAATTGTGTGTAGTTTTTTACTTTAGTAGCAAAGAATTCGTTTATGTTGTATAAACTTTTGATTTCTTTGATTAAGTTGTATTTTTCTTTACGTAGTGAAGAACGATTCAACCTAGTTGATTGTTCTAATATAGTGGAAATAAAAGCAGATGCTTGATTTTCACTTAATACTTTGGATTTTGTTATACTCTCGTATAGTTTAAGTTCCTTACCCAATTCACTTTTGAAGAAATACTTTTTTAATAAGTCAACAGATGGTGATTCACCCTCTTTAAGTGTATCAGCCGTGATCTGTCGTACGAGTAATTCAAATAGGATACCCGTATTCTTATACTTTGAATGTTTGATGCGCATCAAATATATATTTAATTATAAATATTAACCTTTAAGTTGAGATTCGTCTAAATACGATGGGTTTTTAGATTTCTTTTCAACTGTTACTTTCTTTTTATCCATCCCCTCAAATAGGTGTTGGTTTTTTATGTAGGTGGTTTTAGCGTCTTCTAATGCTAATGGACCTCCTTTAAAGTTAGGTTTAATAGAGTTACTTTCGTTATCTTTATTTTGTGAACCTAATCTGTCTTTACCGAAGTTTGAATCTTGTTTATTACGACGAGTTTTGTCTTTAGGACGACCTGCATCCTCCTTATCGTTGTTATAACCAACAGGTACGTTTCCTGGATCACTAAACGATCTACCCTTACCATATAGTGAGGCTAGATCATGTGGTGTACCATATGATTTACCTGTTTCAACTGGGTCGTTACCTTCTTCCTCTATTTGTTTTAATCTAAATCCACGTTTAGTATCTTCTCTTATTAAGTCTCTATACTCATCATATTGGTCCTCACTAAAGTGGAATACATTATCATAAATCCAATCTGTTGGTAATAGTTTTTGATCTAACATTTGTTGTGCTAGTTCAGTTTTAGATTTTAATAGTTCAATCTTTTCTTGATCATAGATGATACTAGGTGTAGTCATCTCTAGTGAAAAGTTTGTTAATCCTTCTTCTCTATATCCTTGAGCATATAAGTGAACTAATGCTATTTTATTAAGTTCAGATATAAGGATTCGTTGTATACGATCTATAGTACGAGCAAATCTAATATCTTCTGCTGCTAATGTTGCTTTACCTTCTAAATCGGCTTCATAACCTAAAAATGCTTTAGGTACCTTTAAGGCAGCAAATAGTTTATCTCTTAAATATTCTACGTCTTGAATACCATCATATGTTAAACCTGGTGTAGTTTCAATACGAGTTGATGTATCGTTTCCACGTACAGGAATATAAAAATCCTCTAACATATTTTGCATGTTATACTTTAAGTTATATTGTCCAGTTTTAGGATCAACATAAGGAGTACGTTTTAGTGACGATACTGTTTTTTGCATAAACGCATCTATTTCGTTTGGAGGTATGGCACCAACATTAACATAAAAAGTGCGTTTTTCTGGCGCTCTAACGATTCGATGTACTAACATAGCGTCTTCCATCAACGAATATTGTTTGAATAGTTTACGCGCTGGTTCTACGTAAGAACGGCCGTAAGGTAGGTAGTTAACATCCGATATAAGTCTAAAGTGAGCCATTTCATAGTTATCAAATCTAATAACGTTTGGTGATGGAGTTTGACTTGGTGCTGTATAATAACCTGAGTCACCACCTGTGAAACCATCTGGGTTAAACTCAAATACTACTTCTTCTGGGTTTTCAGGATTAAATCCTTCTTTACGTGCTATCTGAAATGCGGTATAAGGTCTAACGTTATATACACCAAACTTTTCTGATATTTCCATTTTGAGGAAAAAATCACCATACTTACACATTTGTCTAACCCAACTCCACATATTAAACTCAATGTTTAGTATATCGTAGAATAGGTTATAAAGTATTTTTTGTATGTCTTCGTTGGATGAACGTATGGATAATACTTCACCCATATCGTTTTTAAGTGTAGATTCGTCTGCTATGATATCTAATGCTGATGCTATGATAGCATCTTGATCCATTAAGTCATATTCAGAATATAGTTGAGTACGTAAGTACTGATAGTTCATATTGAACTGTGCGCCATATAAGGATGATGGGTTACCGGCATATAATCTACCATATCTATCAACTAATGAGTTAGTTTCAAACTCACCCGATGTTTGGATTGTATTAGTATCTACTGTCGTAATCTGATTTCCGCCTGTATTGCGAATAATCACATCAGTTGAAAATAATCTTTTTAATCTTGGAAATAATCCTTTATCTGCCATCGTTGTTTATTGTTATAAATATTATAAAAGCCAGCCT